CGTTGGAGCACTTCTCTGGACCGCGCAAGTGGCAGCGCGAGGTGCTGACGGACCTGCGCGACCACATCAAGCAGAACAACGGCAAGATCGACTTCGACGTGTTCAGGATGGCGGTCAGTTCGGGCCGCGGTATCGGCAAGTCGGCACTGGTCAGTTGGCTGGTGCTGTGGATGCTGACGACGCGGATCGGCAGCACGACCATCGTGTCGGCCAACAGCGAGACGCAGCTTCGGTCCATCACCTGGGCCGAGATCACCAAGTGGCTGGCCCTCTCACTCAACAGCCACTGGTTTGAGGTTTCGGCCACCCGCGTCATGCCCGCCAAGTGGATTGCGGAACTGGTCGAGCGCGACCTCAAGAAGGGTACGCGCTACTGGGGCGTCGAGGGGCGGCTGTGGTCTGAGGAGAACCCGGACGCCTACGCGGGCGTTCACAACTTCGACGGCGTCATGCTGATCTTCGACGAAGCTAGCGGTATCTCCGACAGCATCTGGCAGGTCGCCGCTGGCTTCTTCACCGAGAACACGCCGCACCGCTTCTGGATGGCGTTCTCCAACCCCCGCCGCAATCAGGGCTATTTCTACGAGGCGTTCCACGCCAAGCGGGACTTCTGGCGCAACAAGACCGTCGATGCCCGGTCGGTCGAAGGTACGGACAAGGCAGTCTATGAGCAAATCATCCACGAATACGGGCCTGACAGCGTTCAGGCTCACGTCGAAGTCTACGGTGAGTTTCCCAGTGCTGGAGATGACCAGTTCATCCCCGTTCATCTCGTCGATGACGCCATGGACCGCCCCCGCTACAAGGACACCTCAGCCCCCATCGTACTGGGCGTCGATCCAGCGCGTTTCGGTGCCGACGCGACGGTCATCGCGGTAAGGCAGGGACGCGACCTGGTCGCCATCAAGCGGTACAGGGGCGACGACACCATGGAGGTGGTCGGGCGCGTCATCGAGGCCATTGAGGAGTACAAGCCTGCACTCGTCGTCATTGACGAGGGCGGACTGGGGGCGGGCGTCGTGGACCGCCTTAAGGAGCAGCGGTACAAGGTCAGGGGAGTGAACTTTGGGTCGAGGTCATCCAAGCCGGTCATGTATGGCAACAAGCGCGCCGAGATGTGGGGGTCGATGCGGGAATGGCTGAAAAGCGCGTCGATCAGCCCGGACCGGACGCTGAAGAGCGACCTGATCTCGCCCATGATGAAGCCGGACAGCAAGGGGACGATCTTCCTAGAAGGCAAGAAAGAGATGAAAGCCCGTGGGCTCGCAAGCCCAGACGCCGCGGACGCGATAGCCGTTACGTTCGCGTTCCCTGTCGGCTCACGAACCGAGCGCGTTGACAAGTCGCCGCGCAGGGCCTATGGTCAGTCCAGTGTTGCAACCTCTTGGCTAGGGTCATAATGGCGCGCAAAGGCGTATCGCTGTCAGTGGGACGGGGCGAAAAGCTACCCATCTCCAAAGGCGCTGGCCTGACAGCCAAGGGCCGGGCCAAGTACAACGCCGCCACGGGCAGCAAGCTGAAGCCCCCGGCGCCGAACCCTAGAACTAAAGAAGACGCTGGACGGAAAGCTAGTTTCTGTGCTAGAATGGCTCCTATCGCAAAAAAAGCGGGAGAAGGAAGCCGTGCAAAAGCATCTATGCGTCGATGGAAGTGTTGAGGTAACCGAGATGTGGCTTGATGTCAGAGGCTATGAAGGCCGCTACCAAGTCAGCAACTTGGGCCGTGTAAAATCTTTGGCTCGCACCCGCCGCGGTAAAAATGGCGGTGTCGTTCCAATGCCTGAAATTCTTATGCGTTTGACACCTAAAAAGGACAACGGGCGCACAAAACCGTATGTTGAAGTGCGTTTTCGCAATGGTGGTTTACGCACTGAGCGTTGCAAAGCGTTTTTAGTTCATCGGTTGGTGGCTGACGCCTTTATCAAGCCTCTTGAACCGGGCGAACAGGTCGATCACATCAACGGGTTGCATAACGACAACCGTGCTGTTAACTTGCGCGTTATGAAATCGGTTGAACACGCACGTATTCATCCGTGTGTTGTAAACCCTAACGAAAAAGACCCGGTAACTGGTCGTTGGATACGCAAGAATGCCTAGTAAACCCGGACTTTACAGCAATATTCACGCAAAACGCGCCCGGATCGCCGCCGGATCAGGCGAAAAGATGCGCAAACCAGGCACGAAGGGCGCACCGACCGCCGCTGCCTTCCGTAAGTCGGCCAAAACACGGAAAAAGTGATATGCCGCTCGTCAAATCAGCCACAAAATCCGCATTTCGCAAGAATATCGCCGCGGAAATTAGGAGCGGACGCCCCCAGAAGCAGGCGGCGGCCATTGCACACGCCGTCCAGCGCGCTGCCAAGGGCAAGCCGAAGGCTGGCGGAGACATGAAATACACGCAACCGATGCCTGCGCCCAAGCCGAAGACCGGCGGCATGAAGCGCACCATGCCCATGCCCATGCCCGCGCCCAAGCCGAAGATGGGCCGTGCCAACATGATGGGCCGCACAATGATGAAGAAAGGGTTCTAAGATGGCTGATAAGAAAAGCGTTACGCGCAGCGGCAAAGACACTCGTTATTCTGAGCAGCGCGTAAAATATGAACGTTTGCGGGAACCAGGCGTTAATTGGGCGCGCCCGGGCTACTTTGCTGGCGATCCCACTTCGCGGCGCGGTTATGCACCTGCTAACATGTCGGGCGTCGGCGCCAAAAAGATGCCTTCCCCCACGGGCGAAGAAACAATTGACATTCGCGGCTATCTTGGCGACGAGCGCACCGGCATCCGCAAGACCGTGCCGGGCGCGCGTAAGCCCGCAGCACCCAAGCAGCAGGTCGTCAGCAACGTGACCCGCGAGCGCCCGTCCCCCACTCCGGCAAGCGCACCGCCGCCCGCCCGCATGGCCACCAACCCGGTGACCGGCAAGACGACGGGCTTCACGTCTGGCAGCAAGACCGGCACGACCATGACCAAGGCCGGTAAGGCCTTCAAGACGGCCGAGAGCGCCTATCAGCGTCAGCAACGCATGGCGTTGGAGAAGATGGGTGTTGCTGGCCCTCGCGGCGGCGCTAGCAAGACCAGCAGCAGCGCTGGCGGTATGCGCAGCACGGGCGGCGGTTCGCGTAGCTCTGGCGGCGGCGCCGTTGGCAGCACCTCGGGAACGCGCGGCTATAGCTCTGGCGGCAACGTGGGCCGTGGAGACGTCGGTGCAGGACGCAGGGGCGGCGGACGGTAAATGGCTGACAACAGCGGCATCAAGGGCGCGGAAATCGTCGCAGACGGCGGGACGGACAAGGCTGACCTGCTCGCCACCATGCGCTCGCGCTTTACCATGGCCATCTCGGCCTATGGTGAGAGCCGTGAAGATGAGCTTGACGACCTGCGCTTCATGGCAGGTTCGCCCGACAACCAGTGGCAGTGGCCAGCCGACGTGCTGGCGACCCGCGGTTCCGTGCAGGGCCAGACCATCAACGCGCGTCCGTGCCTGACCATCAACAAGCTGCCGCAGCACGTCCGGCAGGTGACCAACCAGCAGCGGCAGAACCGGCCGTCTGGCAAGGTAATCCCGGCCGACGACAACGCCGACGTGGCGGTCGCAGAGGTGTTCGACGGCATCATCCGGCACATCGAGTACATGTCCGACGCCGACGTGGCCTACGACACCGCCTGCGACAACCAGGTGACCTACGGCGAGGGCTACATCCGCATCTTGACCGAGTACGCCCGCGAGGACAGCTTCGACCAAGACTTGCGCATCGGGCGCATCCGCAACGCCTTCAGCGTCTACATGGACCCGACGATCCAAGACCCCTGCGGGTCCGACGCCCAGTGGTGCTTCATCACTGAGGACATCGTCAAGGCCGACTACGAGCGCATGTTTCCTGATGCGGCGCCCATCTCGTCCATCCTGACACGTGGCATTGGCGACCAGTCGCTCTCCATGTGGCTGTCGGAGAACACCATCCGCATCGCGGAGTACTTCTACATCGACCACAAGAAGGAGACGTTGCACCTCTATCCGGGCAACGTCACGGCCTTCAAGAACACGCCGCAGGACCAGAACCTTGCGGCCATGTTCGGCAAGCCCCTGCGCACCCGCGTCGTGGACCGCCGCCGCGTCATGTGGCTCAAGACCAACGGCTACGAGGTGCTTGAAGAGCGCGAATGGGCGGGCAAGTACATCCCCGTCGTCCGCGTCGTCGGCAACGAGTTTGAGGTCGATGGCCGCCTCTACGTCTCCGGCCTTGTGCGCAACGCCAAGGACGCGCAGCGCATGTACAACTACTGGGTCAGTCAGGAAGCCGAAATGCTGGCTCTGGCCCCCAAGGCACCCTTCATTGGCTATGGCGGCCAGTTTGAGGGATACGAGATGCAGTGGAAGACGGCCAACACCAACAACTGGCCGTACCTCGAAGTGAACCCGGATGTGACAGACGGCGCGGGCAATGTCCTGCCTCTCCCGCAGCGTGCGCAGCCGCCGCTGGCACAGACGGGCCTTATTCAGGCCAAGATGGGCGCTGCCGAGGACATCAAGGCCACTACGGGCCAGTACAACGCCTCGCTGGGCCAGCAGGGCAACGAGCGCTCCGGCAGGGCCATCCTCGCCCGCGTGCAGGAGGGCGACACCGGCACCTACCACTTCGTGGACAACCTCGGCCGTGCCATCCGTCACATCACGCGCCAGCTTGTGGACATGATCCCGAAGATTTACGACACCGAGCGCATCGCCCGCATCATTGGCGTGGACGGCGAGGTCGGCATGGCCAAGATCAACCCGATGCAGCCCGAGCCGGTCAAGAAGATTTACGACCAGATGGGCAACGTGATTGAGAAGATTTACAACCCGTCTGTCGGCACCTATGACGTTGTCATCACGACCGGCCCGAGCTACCTGACCAAGCGCCAGGAGGCCGTCGAGGCCATGGCCAACATCCTCCAGACCAGCCCACAGCTTTGGCAGGTGGCAGGCGACCTGTTCATCAAGAACATGGATTGGCCGGGTGCGCAGGAGATGGCGGCCCGCTTCAAGAAGATCATCGACCCGAAGGTGCTGGCGGAAGACGACAAGTCGCCGGAACTCCAGTCGGCTGAACAGATGGTCGAGGCGCTCACGCAGCAGTTGAATGAAACCATGGGCATGGTCGAGAACATCCAGAACTCGATGGAGGCCCAGGAGCTTCAGATCAAGGCATACGACGCCGAGACGAAGCGGATCAGCGCCATGCAGCAGGCCATGACGCCCGAACAAATCCAAGACATCGTCATGGGGACCATCGCAGCCGCGGTGGAGACGGGCGACATCTCGTCCGGCAAGCCCCTGATGCCCCAGCCAACTGAAGCACCCCGCGAGATGCCGCTGGGGCCTGAGATGCTTCCTGAAGGAGCGCCCATATGAGCAACTGCGACAAGTTTCTAGGAATGCTGTTTCTGGCGCGCGACGTGACTCACTCCGCGCACCTGAACACGCGGTCTTTTGCCAAGCATAAGGCTTTGGGTAAGTTTTACGACGAAATCATTGAATTGGCGGACAAATTTGCCGAGATGTATCAGGGCAAATACGGCCTGATCGGCCCTGTCGCGCTGATGTCGGCCGACAAGTCGAACAACGTGACCGAGTTCTTGGAGCGTCAGGCCGAGCAGATCATGAAGACGCGCTATGACATCGTGGACCGCGAGTGTACCCCGCTCCAGAACGTCATAGACGAGATTGTCGGTTTGTACTATACCACTCTCTACAAGTTGAAATTCCTCGCGTAAGGAAACCGCATGGTTGCTCTTTCATCTATTGGTGGCGCAGGGTGGCAGTTTTTTGATGGTAGTGGCGATCCATTATCTGGCGGAAAACTTTATACTTATCTTGCTGGCACAACTACGCCAGCTACCACCTACACTAGCAATAGCGGCTCTATCCCTAATACTAACCCTATTATTTTGGATAGCGCAGGCCGCGTAGCCGAAGAAATATGGCTGCAAAATTCTGTTCTATATAAGTTTGTTCTTACGTCTTCTACTGACGTTTCTGTTTGGACCAAAGACAATGTGCCAGGCATTTTCGCCAGTCAAACGTTAACAGCCGATATTGTAACATACGACCCTCCTTTTACGGGGGCAGTTACTAGCGGATATACAGCGGAGGATAAATTTTCCCAGTTTGTCTCCGTTATGGACTTTGGTGCTGTAGGCGACGGCGCAGTTGATGATACGGCGGCATTTAACTTGGCCGTAAACTATCTTGTTTCAGTTGGGGGTGGCACTCTTTATGTACCTCAAGGAACTTATTTGCTAAACGGAACGGCGGGCAATGACGGCATAAAAAACGGCGTTTTGCTGCCTTTTAATAGCTCTGGCGGCGGCAGCGAAAACGGTAATCCCAACACCATTAAACTTTTGGGTGCTAGCGAATATACGCGATTGCTGGCCGGTTCCAGCAATATGTATGTTATTCGTTTGTCTGGCTCTCACCATGAAATTAGCAATTTGCGTATTGATGCAAATGCAAAAACCGGCGTCACTGGTATCGGGCTTGTGCCAACCGATACATCTAATTTGGGCGCGTTTGCAGATCAATCGCAAAACACGTTGTCTAAGCTGGTTATTAAAGATTGTAGCGATGCAATTGTGTTGCAATGCGGCCCCGGCACCACGTCTACGTCTGCGTGCTACTACAATCATTTTTCGGACATTCATATCGTCGGTGGCGCGGGCGGTACGCGCGGCATATACTTTAAAACTGGCGTTAACTCTGGCTCATTGAACAGCACGTCTAATCGCAACCATTTTTACGACATCCGGCTCAATTCTCTCAACACCGGCATCTTGCTTGAAAGTGGCGGCACAAACAATTTTTACGGCACATCTTTTGAGAGCGTAAATGTAGGTACTTCTCCGCTCACAACACCCACGGCGCTCAAGATTGACAACCTTGATGGCAATGGTTTGGCAAACGAAGCCAACCGCTTTTTTGGTGGTACGATTGAATACTGCACACGCGACATTGTTAACGCAAACAATGCAACCGAACTCTATGGCCTGTATTTTGACGGCACTAAAATTTTGTTTACCGCTAACCCTGAGATTGTTCTCGGTGGTTACGACGCTTCTGTTACTCCGCAGATTATGCCGGGGTATGTTTACCAGCAAAATCCAATTTTGTCTGGTTTTCGTGGTGGCGCGATACAAACAACTTTTGGTCTTTCCTTTGGCGCGTCTCCGCAATCGGTTCTAAATTACTATCAGAAAGGTACTTGGACACCAACATATAAAGGGTCCACGTCAAATCCGACCGCAACGTATGTCATTCAACTTGGAAATTATGAGCGCATCGGTAACTTGTGCTTTATTTCCATTGAAATTCAGACGTCAAGTGCCAGCGGCGGGTCGGGTAACTTGCAGATTGGCGATCTTCCTTTTAACGCTGCTGTTAACAGCGGTTATCCCCAGCATTTTGCTTTGGGTCTTAGCGACGGTTTTGCGTCTGACGAACCTAAAACGGCTTTTATTGCTTCCAACAGTAACCGCATTACCCTGTCTTTGGTTAACTCGTCGAACTTTCAGACATCTTCGCTTGGTGTACCAACAGCTACGGTGTCTGCTCTTGGCGGCGGCGTCGCAAGTAACCGTATAAACGTAACGTTCTGCTATCAAACGGTATAGGACTGAATAGATGGCAACACGCTATTGGGTAGGCGGCACTGGGACGTGGAATTCTACGTCTACAGCTAATTGGTCCGCAACGAGCGGCGGCGCCGCGGGGGCTTCGGCGCCTGTTGTTGGCGACGATGTTATATTTGACGCTAACTCTGGTACTGGCAGTGCTACAACGGACGCTACTGCTGTCGGCAGAAACATAACAATCAATACTTCTACGCTTTCTTTAGTTCTTGGGGCAGATTTTGCCACTGCAAATACGGTTACGCTTACTTTGGGCGCGCTAAATTTAAACTCTAATACTCTAACCGCAATTATTTTTTCTAGCGATAATACTAATGTGCGGAGCATAAGTTTTGGTACGACAGGCAAAATTGTTCTGACTGGAAGCAATGCTTCTATTTGGTCTTGCGCTACTGCCACTAATATGACGACAAGTGGTAGCCGTGAGGTGCGAAGCACTTATACTGGCGGTACAGGAACTCGTTTAATTCGTAATGGCCAGACAGGCGGCGCACTAAGCAGCGCTGTCAGCATGTATATTGAAGGCGGCACAGACATTGTTGATGATCGCTCATTTAGGTATTTAGATTGCGATTTTACGGTTTTTGCTGGGTCGGTTCTTAACCGAGGCCGTGTTGTTTTTCGTAACCTTACGCTGTCGTCATCTATGACATTTAACAATAGCACAGGCGCAGGCATAACGTTTGGCTATGAAAGCGGCGTAAACGTCATAAAAACAAACAGCGTAACACTAACATTCCCCATATCTTTTAATGGCGTAGGTGGGGCCTGGTCTTTGTTCGATGATTTATCTTTGGATGCGTCTTCTACTTTTACTCTTACGAATGGTACTTTTGACGCCAACAACAAAAATGTAACTTTAGGTTCTTTTGCTTTAGGGTCTGGAACTAAAACGTTAACTTTAGGTAGCGGCACATGGACCGTATTAAACAATTGGGATGCCAATACTAACGTCTCCGGTTTAACAATCAGTGCTTCTACCGCAACTATTTCAATGACAAGCGCAAGCTCCAAAACATTTGCTGGTGGCGCTAAAACTTGGCCGACCTTGAACCAAGGCGGTTCCGGCGCGCTGACTGTCCAACAAAGCAACACGTTCGCCAACATCACTAATACAGTACAGCCTGCCACCATTACGTTAACGTCCGGCACCACGCAAACGGTTACGACGTTTACGGTGTCGGGGACATCTGGCAACCTTATAACACTTAATTCGTCATCCGCCGAAAACCGCGCAACGCTAACCGATAGCGGTGGCATTAATTCAGTGTCATATGTGGACATTAAGGACATAGCCGCAACAGGCTATGGCGAATGGCAAGCATATACCAGCAACGGCAACGTCGATAGCGGCAACAATCTTGGTTGGGTGTTTGCAGAACCTCCGCCCTTGACGGCCAGCGAATATCAGATCAGTCTTAAATCTTTTACCGAACGCAGGAGCTTCTAACCATGGCCTTGACCCTTAAAGCCGTAACGTCGTGCATCGGCTATCAGCAGATTACGTCCCTAAGCGCCGCTACTGGGCTTACCGTCCCGACCGTAGACAAGAACGGCAACAAACAGCAGCCGACTTTCGCGTTGATCATCGCTGAAGGTAAGGATGTCCGCTGGCGCGATGACGGTACAAACCCGACCGCTTCGGTTGGTATGCCACTCGCAGTTGGTGTCCCGCTTCAGTACGATGGCGACCTGACCAACATCAAGTTTATTGAGACGACCGCCAGCGCCAAGTTGAATATTAGCTACTACGCATAAGCGGCTTTGACTATCGTAACACAACATGTTACACATTTTTTGACGACCGTACTGGCCCGGTAGACCAGGATACCGAAAGGTGACGTGAATGAGTGAGAACGAACTAGCGGGTGCGCCCGCGCCGGAACAGGCCCCCACGGCTGAGCCTGCTGCCGTTACAGACAATTCCACGCCGGAACCGACGCCTGCGGAAGCGCCCAAGACCTTCACTCAGGAAGAACTGGACGCCATCGTCGGCAAACGTCTCGCAAGAGAACAACGGAAATGGGAGCGCGAGCAAGCGCAGAAGCTTAAGGCCACGCCTCCGGCCCCACCGCCGGAACCGCTGAAGCCCGACAACTTCGCAGACGCGCAAGCCTATGCCGACGCGATGGCCGAACGTAAGGCGCAGGAACTCCTCGCCAAGCGCGAAGCCGAAGCAGAGCAGGCGGCAATGCTTGAAGCCTATCAGGACCGTGAAGAGGAAGCCCGGAACAAGTACGACGACTTTGAACAGGTCGCCTACAACCCGAAGCTCCCCGTCACGGAAACGATGGCGCAGACCATTCAGGCCTCCGAGATCGGTCCCGACGTCATTTACTGGCTAGGATCGAACCCCAAGGAAGCTGAACGGATTGCGCGCCTTAACCCGCTCTTGCAGGCAAGGGAAATCGGAAGGATCGAGGCGAAAATCGCGTCGAACCCCCCGGCTAAAAAGACCTCAACCGCCCCGGCGCCGATTGCTCCGGTGACGGCCCGTACCGCCTCCGGTACGCCTGCTTACGATACGACCGACCCGCGATCTGTGAAGAACATGTCAACGTCGGAGTGGATTGAACAGGAACGGCTGCGCCAGATCAAGAAGTACGAGGCACAACGTCGCAAGTAACCCTAGGAAATCAAAGAAATGGGTAATTCACTTCTTACCATTGACATGATCACCCGGAAGGCTCTCGAAATCCTTGAGAACAACCTGGTAATCACCCGCAACGTCAACCGTCAGTACGACGACAGCTTCGCTGTCGAAGGTGCCAAG